GGGGGATTGATCTTTCTGTTTAAGCTTAGCTTTGTCCAGTTTAATCCTTTCCTGTGCAATCATCTTATCATCTTCGTTCTCTTTTGCACGAATTTCAAGTTCTTGTTGTTTCAAGGTTACAACGCCATCATCACCAGGAGATAGTATTTCTTCTATTCTAGGCATAACCTGTTGCATCAATTCTAATTCTAGCTGTGCTTTTAAAGCTTCTTTTGCAGGGTTAGGTGGTGGAGGTGGTGGCATCATTCCGCCTTGTTGCATGCCTGGTATCTGTTGCTGCATTGGTTGTGGTTGTTCTGGCATTTGTGCATCGGCTTGATTCTGTGCTTCTAAAGATATGTGTTGGAATATGTGAGAAACCATAAGCGGTATTGTCGCTGGGTTAGTCATACCAGCACCTGACTCTAAGAAAGTGAGATGCACTTCTATGTGTATCTGATGCGCTTGATCAGGGAATGCCATGAGAGGTGCACCCATTAATGCGGCACTGTTCTCACTTGCTGGATCCATTGGAACGGGTGGTGGTGGATCTGGAGCAAACAATGCTTCAATATTTTCAGTACCTAACGCTTGATACATTCTTCTGTAAGCTTCCTTGATGTTGTGTATTTCAGGATTGCTTTGTACTAACTGTAGTTCTTGTTGTGCCAATGTAATACGTTGACTCATTGAAAAGAAGTTAGGATCACTGACAGGTATAACATCTACTCTATCATCGAAGTCCGTTTGTTTAATTTGTTGGTCGCCACCTATAACTTGGTATGGGTAAACAGGTGGTAGATACTCTGCAAATAATCTGGTGAGTATTTTAAATTCTGTCTTCTGTGCGTAGTGTAATCTTTTGTGTACAGCGGACATAACTCTTGTGCCTTGCTCTAGCAAAGCCATAGTTGTGCCTACTGGCATTTCCTGATTACCTTCTCCCATTTGTAGGTTAGTGATAGATGCAAATCTTTGTCCTGCTTCTACACAAAATCCTAACAGCTGTAGTAATGTTGCTGATGGTTCTTTATAAGGTAATGGTATGAGTGAATCTCTTAGTGCTCCGCCAGGTGCGTCTACGTCTCTGAACTCTCCTGGTTGTAATGGAGTCTCGTCGTCCCTGATTCTAAGTCCCCTGGCCTTGAACCCAGCAGGTAGATTTGCCAGCGTACCTGCATCGATCAATTGTCGTAGGGCTCCAGTAGCGGTTCGAGACAAACCGCCGATCATGTGTATTAAACCGAACCCATAGAACCCAAGACCAGGAAGAAACTTGTAGTGTACAAAGTATTGTATTTTTGTTCTAAGCGGATCGTTAGGATTATAGTTTCTTCTAATCGATAACACTTCGTTGGAAGCTCTGTCTACTGTAATGATGAAAGGTAAGTGGTAGCCATCCTCATCTTCAAAGCCTGGCATGTCCATGGATACGTGACATTCCAACAATTCGTACATCATGTCGTTGGTAGTAGCACTAAGTCCTTCTATTTCATCTTCTTTGTCTATGGTGTCACTGTTGCCTATATTGGTTTCAGCGGGTTGTAGTGGTATGTCTCTGTAAAATCCTGCAAGCTGTTGTGTCCTAATTTCGTTGTAGCTCATCTTGACTACGTGCGTCACTCTCTCACAGTTGGTTAAGTCACTAGCAGTGTAAGGAACTACTAAGTCTTCGACTGGAACAAACGTGCTGACTGCTCTTTGTTTATTTACATCGTAATAAACTTTCTTGAATGCTGTCCCTGCTAGGGGCAAATAGAACAATAATTGGTCCATTTCAGGGGTATATTCGTCCATTACCGTGGTTATTTGGTAATTCATGAACTCTTCTACCCTTCTTGCTTGATCCTCAGTTTCAGGGGTTTCAGCGCCCATAACCCTTGTTTTTACGGGTCCTTTGCTAGGTAATAGCTCTTTAAAAGCCTGAGCTTGGAATTGGGTCACGGATTCAGCGAGCATCGGATGAGTTACGCCTGATGCACCTGGAAAAGGTCTGTCTCTATCTTCATACTTGAAGCCAAGTAGATCTAACCCTTTTATATATGCATCTTCCCAATCATGACGACTTGATCTATCCTCTTCGTAATCAGAAACTAATTGGGACGCAAGTCTTCCTAGCTCGCTTTCGTCAATGTACTCCGCTAAGTTCGCATCAAATGGTGTGGTGTCTATAGCTTGTTCCGCATCAGGGAAGAAATCTATTTGTGCACCTTGGTCAGACAGCTCAACAGAGACGTCACTTTCACCCATTTGCATAGGTTCTTCGATTTCAACTTCTGTGCCGTCTTGTACTTCCAGATCAATTAGATCTGATAACCTTTCTATGTTGGTTGGTTTACTGTTTTCTGCCATTTACTTTTTGTGTGCTTTTTGAATTGCAAAACTTGCATTCATAGTCGCTCCTTTATGAGGAGCAAATTTACCTGTGTGCTTCATCAGTTTGTAGCTGCCGTTCTTTTGCTTCATCCAGTGATAGCCTTTAGGTGCTTTGACTCTCATTTATTATCTTCCGTTTACTTTGTTATCCATGTCTTCAAGAGCTCCTTGTATATCTCCAGACATTTTTTCAGAGCCGCCAAACATCCCTTTAAAAGGGCTTCTTGCTGGGTCATAGAAATCAGGGTTTTTACGTTGCTCGGATGCACCGAAGTACATTCCTGCTCCACCTGCTCCTAGACTTGCTATGGTTCCTTTTATCACACTATCTACTTTACGCATCCTGTTTAAAACTTCCATAAGTTGTCTAGCTTCACCCATGGTTTTTGTTAGCCTCATTTGTGCCTCAAGGACTTTTACAAGTTTTTCAACTTCTGCACCTTTTTCTATTAACTCTTGCGCTTTTTTAGCGTAGCCTGCCTGTGATGTTATAGAAGTAGTTCCTCTAGTCACGCTGTCTGTTAGAGCTTGCGTCTCTTGACCATACTTCGCAACCATATCGTCTAACTGGTTTTGTGTTAGTTTATTAAATTTGTCCCCTGCTTGTTGACCCGTCCTCATACTTTTAAGAACGTTGTCCATTCTTGCTGAGGGACTTCTTCCACCTAAACTACCGATGCCTCTCATGAGGCCTTGTACTAATGGTCCTAATGCCATGTTGTTCTCCTAGTAAACGCCAGTAAATTTAGTGCCTCTCAGTGAATCACCACCGCCACGACTTTTACCTTTACCTGCTCCAGGTGAAGGCTTCTTAGAAGTTGTCATGTTGGATTGTTTTGCATAAGGAACAAATCCTTGGTCCTTTATTGTTTCGCCTTTGTCAGCCATTATAGTCTCCTAATAATATTCTCTAATCTGTCTCGGTTGATTATCCTGCAGATCATCGTCCGATTCTAAACCAATAAATCCGCCCTGTCGATAACGCATTAGTGCTTGTGTGGTTGAGTCTACTAAGTCGTCGTGATCTCCAAAAGGAAATGCCGCACATTCTTCTACTAATTCGTCTGCCCAACGTGTGTCTGGTACGTACACCATTCCAGATTCTAACATTGGCGCAACAGCATTTACTCTTGCGACTTTATCTTGTCCTTTGCCAGGTGAGTAATTAACCACAGGGATACCTGACTGACGTAATTCGTCCGTGAGCGGTAGACCACTGGCCTTGGCTTCTACGATTACTGTGTCTGGGTCCCAATATTCAAATTGTTTAAAGGCTTCTCTCTTCAACGTAGGGAAATCCCATCTACCTTTTTTAACATCTAGCAAGAGTAACGCTGGCCGCATAGAGTTAGGATCAGGATAGAACACGCACCATGTTGTAATAGCAGAAAAGTCAGAGGTTTCTTTTTTGGTATAAGCTGTATCATACGACTGTATCACGTACTGCATTTGCGGGACTTCTTCCTCTTCCCACTTTTGCCACCATTCACGTTTTAATATGGCTCCTTCTTCTGATGTAGGATTCTGCATCCACTGAGCTTCCCATTTGCTTACAGGGATAGAAGCTTTGACTCCTTCTAATTCTTCCATCTTCCAATATTCAGGCCATAAAGGTTTTTGACTATCAGGAAAGATTGCAGGGAACTCTACGACTTCCCACTGATCTGCATGATCTTCGCCTTGTTTTCTTAACAATCGCCCTGTTAAATCTTTGACTGACCATCGTGTCATGACAATAACAATAGCTCCGCCTGGCTGTAGCCTTTGTCGGGGACCAGAACTGTAGTATTCCCAAGCATTGTCCAAGGCCGTGGGTGAAAGGGCATCTTGCTCTGAGTGAATATCATCTAATACGAGTAGATCTGCACCACGTCCTGTTACCGCACCGCCAATACCAGAGTAGAAAGCTTCGCCGCCGCCATTGGTCTCCCACCTTCCTGCTGATTTACTATCTGCTTTTAGACTGACACCAGGGAAAACATCTTGATACGCTTCTGAATCTATTATGTCCCTGACCTTTCTACCAAAACGAAACGCTAGTTCTGCGGTGTGTGTAATCTGCATGACCTTTAACTTTGGATTACGGCCCAAGATCCATGATGGAAAGAAAGTAGAAGCAAATTCAGACTTGGTATGTCTTGGTGGCATGTTCACTATCAGGCGTTTGCATTTGCCTTGTGCCAC